TTGAATAAAAAATTATTAGAGTGTTCTGAAAAAATAAAATATGGGATATTGTTTTCCTTACATAAATTAATAATTACATCACTGATAGTATTATATTCTGTAAAATTGTGAAATATAATACAGAATTTGACGTGTTTTAGCGTTTTACATAGTTCATCGTAAATATTATCTTTGTTTATACATTTTCTAAACAGTTGTAACATATTGTTATTACATATGGAAGTGATATGCTTCATGTGTTTACCGTAAAAACAATTTATTCTGTGTTGAGGGTCTATGTTTCTAACAGTAAGTCTTCTAGAAATTTCGGCAAAATTATCCCAAGCAATGTCATTTACGATCAATATATTCATTGTGGTTCAATTGTATAATAGATTTCTATTTTACAACTCTAATTTAAGTTTTAAAATGTAAATAAATTTATAAATAAACTTGTAAATAATGTTGTTATCACTCTTTTGTATATTAATTACTATATTTCTATTATTTATCATTAGAAGATTGTTTAATAATTTTAAAATAGAATTGAATACACCTTTTAAGTTAAATATAAAATCTGATAAAGTAATTGTTTTATCCAGAGAAGGTTGTCCATGGTGTGATAAATTAGAACCTGAACTGTTATCAGCTAAAAACTCTTATACTAAAATTACAATGAATGATGATGGAACATTTACTTTTGATGAAACTTTTACTCAATTAGATAAAAAAGAGCGCGAGTCTATAATGAAAGGTTATAGACATCTTATGGATAACAAGGGTTATTATTTTCCTACTATAATTTACAAAAATGACTATCATTTAGGATTACCAGATTCAAAAACATTAAATGAGATTTTAAATGAATAATTTTATTGTTATATTTATATGACTTGTCCAAGTAAAATAATAGTAATTGGAGACACCAGAGGCGACTCCGAAGTTCTTTTAAAATCTCTAGAGTTAGCGAACGTTATAGAAAATGGTATCTGGATTGGAAAAGATACACATGTTATTCAAATGGGTAATAATTTATCTGGTAAAACCCCTATGAGCCCGTTAACGTCTAAAGCTTATAAAATGACAGCCGACGAAATTAAAATATCTAATTTTATAAATTTATTTGATTCACAGGCAAAAATATACAATGGTAGACTTATATCTATACTGGGAAAACACGAAATGCTATCTTATTACTATGGTAATGACGCTAACTTTATGAATCAGTATGTTAAAAAAACGGATGAAATTATGTATAAAAAAATTTTCAATTGTAGTAGAAAAAAATTCTGGAAACCTGGAAAAGAGGGCGGAAAAATATTATCTAATAGACCATTATTTTACACGCATGGAAAGTTTTTATTTACTAATGCAAATAGTAATTTTATAAGTAATTGTAAAGATTATAAAGAAATTAATGACCATATTTCAAAATGGTTCAGAAAAGAAAAGAAAATACCGGATATCTTCAAAAAATCAAGTGATAACCCGTTATTTACACACTCGGAATATGAGTATGATATCCTAAATTTACCGGGTTCTATAAAATGGGTTGTATCTGGTAATTTATTAAATACGTTTAAAAATCTAATAAAAATTAAACAAGATTCGTCTAGGGCATTCGGAAATAACTATGTATCTGTCGAAATATTAGAAATAGTTCAAGATGAAATAAATGTTACAGTCAAAAGAATTTCTCAACAACCTGGAATCACTACAGTAACTAACGTAGTGCTTTGAATATATTAACAAATTTTGGATCGATATTATGAAAACGCCCGTCAGTGTCATATTCGGCATAAACTTTATTTTTCTCCATGACACTGGATATATCAAAATCTTTTTTTGTAAATTTATTGACATCCTCAAAAAAACTACATAATTCTTTATAGAATAATATATACTTATCATTCCATACTTGTTCGGTTATATCAATTATTCCGTATTCTTTTTCATTTTCCAAATAAGAATTAAATAATTTTCCCGAAAAATTTTGAGATATTAATCCACGTGTTTTCCCCATTGCAAGCAAATATCCAAACAATTGATATAGATCATACTCGTTTTTCCTAACATTTTCTAATTTCATTCTTGTCTTAATTTCTATTACCAAATCTCCTTCAGTTGCGTCATGAAATCCTTTGAGTTTCCAATTGTGATTTTTATCAGTATAGTACCACATCTTATTATTTCCTTTCGTGTAATTGGAAGTGCGAATCACGGTTTCTTCGTTATTTTTTCCGCAGTCTTTTTTAAGATTATCGCGTACAATAGTTCTTGCTTTAGAAATGTCAGATTCTGATACACCTGGAACATTTGATTTAAGCTCTTCTATTACTTTTTGTTCGATAACGTTAAATTCCTTTGGATCCTTGACATTTTTTGAAAAAGAAATGTAAGATTCTTCGATAGGTCTCTTTAATGATGTTCCCTCTAGTGCCCGGATGTTTCCATTTTGAATTAATTTTTCTTTGAATAGTTTAGGATATTCGCGACACAGAAGTAACATCATGGTTTTATTTCGTGGTTCATACTTATTCTTACCACAAGCTGAACCGATGTAAGAAATCTCAAGAGTATCCATCGAATTTAATTAATTTATAATTGTATTTATTTTTTAAACCTATTAAAAAAATGTAAAAAAATGTAATGTATTATTGAATATGATATTTACATATTTTAATACGTGTTAAAAAATATATTTATTACATTAATAAATATCCCACGATGGAAAATTATGCTATTAATGTAATAAATTCAGTACAAAAGAACCCCGATAATTTAGCATATTATAATAATTTGCTATCTTCTAGACGCGACCCAAACTTATTTCATAGTCACGTTAATAATTTTTTAAGTTTATTCAAAGGTGATATTTCAAACAAAACATTATCATTGATTAATGAATATAATACAAAGTATACAGAATGGGCTAAAAAACAAACTTTACAACAAATGGCAAATGAATATGACGTTGATCAGATTCAGAGTTTATTAGATAATTCTCTTAATGTAACATATAATTTAGATCATTTGTCTGATAAACTTAAATTAAATTCCATTAAAAAAAGGGGGCCAAGTAAAAAAAAGAAACCAAATAAAACGGGTTAGATTAAAATAAGTCAAAGTTTTCGTCACCTGTTCCAAAATCCGTGAATAATTCTGGTTTATTTATTACACCTTGACTGTGTAAAACAGCTGGGTCTAATACAATCGGTTTTTCGGGTAGTCCTAATTTGCGATACTGAACGGTTTTAACACCAAAACGATTGTACGTAATAACTGGTTCATGAGTTTTAGCATATTCTTCCCCAAAAAGTTTTACCATACGTTCTCTTAATTCGGGTGTGCTCATATTGTTTATATTATTCTTTGAAGATACAGGAGAAGGTCTTACTCCGGAGAAATAAGTATTCATTTCAGGTTCTTCGGAATAATATTCTCTGTTTACCATTTCACCAAAAGCGGTTGTTATAGAACTTTTAATCTGGGCTAATCTTTCAGGATTATAATTAATCGCGATTTTATCATACAATTGACTATTATTTGGATTTTCGTCCATCCATCTTCTTAACGCGTTATCAATTTCGGTTCCATAATCAGTGGGTTTTACCCACCCCGTTAACGAGGCAGCCTCTATTTTACCTGATAACTCTTTAAGATCTCTTTTAATTTGAGCTAGAAATAAAGCTGGTCCATTTTTTCTAGCTCTAAAACCAAATGTATTATCGTCTTTAAGAACTAGAGATATATAACCAATTTTGCCATCTTCGCTCACATCAGTTACAAATATTGGGAATTTTGTCATTCCAGATGCGTACATTTCTGGGTAGTTTTTATTTATAACAGAATCTAAACTTAATTGTTTTTTAATAGCATCTGAAATTGCTTCATCGTAAATTATAGTCTCTGGTTCTTCTACGGCGGCGGCTGGGATTATCAGGTCTACATTAAGAGGCTGTTCTAAACCCATAGCATTGTAATTAGATGCCAAATCTATAACTTGCGGCGGTACGGCAGATGCAATAACCAAACCAGGCGCCATTTCTCTTTTTTCCTCTTCGTCAAGTTCTAATATTTCATTGGATGCCGCTGATGCATCATCACTACACTTTGCACGCATAAAATCTTCTAATGGTAGATTTATGTTAGTCCATACTAAATCTCCGTCGTCGTTCGAACTAAATTCGTAAAATGTTACGATATTTCCGATTAAACTTTCAATCAATATTAATCTATTACTACACGAACGTCTGATTTGATCAAGTTCTAGTGTAACAGGTGGACCTGGATCGGAACCTGACCCGCTGCCCCCTGAATTTGGTGGCGGTGGAGGAGGCGAAGGTATAACCGGGGGGTCTGACTGTCTAATAACAGATGTATCGGGTATCCCTGCCTGATCAAGACACGTTTTAATCTGATCTTCTGTTAATTTTTCTAACATCCAGTTAATAATTTCTTCTGGGGTTTTGTCATCAAAATAATTAGATGTAACACTACTCATTTATAATATAGAATATAAATTTATTTTAAATTTATATTTTATTTTCACTTTTTAGATTTTGCTTCTTTTAATGTATCAAAAATACTCTTGGGATCTGTCGCCCCAATTTCTAACAACATTTCAATGTGGTCTTCTGTATAGATGTTATATTTATAAACTAATTCTAGTACCGCCATATTTATCTTTTGTTTTTTGGATTCCTTTGTGAATTTTTCAATTATTTCTTTTTTAAGACCTGATGAAATGTCTTCTTTTGCAAGATTTCTAATACATTTTATCAAGTCGGTGAATTTTTTTATGTAATTTTTATCCTCGGGAAATTTAATAGTTTTATCACCTTGTTGATTAAAAAGGGTTTTTCTAATAGATGGTAATAGATTGTAGTTGTCTTTGATACGTTTTATTTCTTGTTTTATATTACCGATTACTTCTATTTCTTCTAGGGTTTTATCAGAGTCCCATGGTACTATATTTTCTCTTAAGATAAGGTCTTTATTTATATTATCTTCATCAATAATTTCAGGATCATCTTCATAAATCTTGAGTATTCCGTTTTCATCTGGGCCGGCTTCTGCAAATGTTAACATTAAATCTTGTCTTGGATAAGTAAATTCTCTCGAATAAACTTGAGCAAATGTTACAGTTTCTGGTATTCCATCTCTAATGTACATTTTTAAATTAGACGGATTTTTGTAAAAAATTTGATACATACCCCCGGTCACGGGAGATATGTACTCTTCTAGTCGTATTAAATTTCCATCTTTGTTTATTTCTGCATCAATAGAACAATTCTTAAGTATCATTTCGATGTCTTTGTTTATAGCATTTTTTCTCAAAGAGGTTGTTAACATTCTTTGCTCTATTGAAAGACTATCTAATTCCCAGAAATTATAACGACCTGTTACTTCTTGTAACATTCTTGCAACATCTGGGTCACTTCCTTCAGTTGGTAATGTGCTATAATGACGGTAGATGTCTACATACTGTTCCTCGTAAGGTAAATTAGAGTGACTACAGTATCGAGATGCACGGGCTAAAATTTGTTCAATTCTTGACTCGTTCCACCACGGGTCGGTAATATGAACCTGTTTCACATTTTTAAATGAAACACCTTCCATAACAGACCTTGTACCCAATATTATCTTAATAAGACTTCCGTCTGCGTTTTGTAAAGAGTTAAATGTATTTCTTGCATTGTTAATAAGAATACCGTCCTTATCTGCCGCTTTTGTTTCAGAACTCCAAATGAAATATTTTAATTTGTCGGTTTTATCTGAACCAAATTTTCCTAAACCGCATGCTTCTAAAATTATACTTAGCGGTTCAACACCGTATGTTAACCAATTTGAAAATATAAAAACAGGTCCACTACTATTTAAACTTAATTCTATTATATTAGCAAATTTAGCAGAAAATTGTTTAATGTATTCGAGTACTTCTGGAATACTTGTTAATCTTTGCGCAATAATCTGTTCTTTAAAAAGTCTTAATGACTTCTTCTTATCTTCTTCTGTTTTATTTATATCAGCGCCATGTTTTGGTAACGCAATATTACAATACTGTTGAGTTGTTACATACATACCTGTAACTATTTCATCCGCGTCCGCGGTAATATTTCCAAGAAGTAAATTTTCATAAGCATTTGTTTGATTCTGGCCATCTCCAAATTTTTTATCTTTTGAAGCATCAGATCTCAACGCTTCTATATAAGCCTGTTTATGTTGCTGAGAAAAGTCGTGTTCCATTGTAATTATTCTTTTGTAAGGGTAAGCATTTGGATTTCCTCCTTTGAAATAAGAAATGTATCCAGAACATATGTGACTTAATAAATCTTTATTAATTACACATGCATCTTCATTTAAGTATCCAGGTGAATCTAGATTTTGGGCACAACCGTCTCCGCGAATTTCACCTATGAAATTTTTATAAAAGTCGATAGAATTTAACGGAAACGGTAATCTAGGTCTTAGTAAATTAATAGTAAGAGCAAGCTCATACGGATTATCGTAAACTGGCGTAGCAGACATAATTGCCAATTTTAAATTGGGATGAAAATAATACTTGATACAATTGTACAACTTTTTATAAAATGTACCGTCTGCCGAAACAAGTCTTTGAATCTCGTCAATGATTAGAAGACCATTTTTGTTAAATAAAGCAGAATTTTCTTTTAATCTGTCTCCGCGTGACATATTTCCAGTTTTTTTATCGGTGCGATATATACTTTGGACGAATGTCTGGTGAGACACTATGTCAAATGTTCTTTTAACAGTGTCTCTTAATTTTTTTTGATATTCATTGTATTTTTGTCTTTCTTTAGTTACTTTATTTTGTTGGTCTCTGAATTTTTTATCGTCTACAGTTTCTGTTATTTCATTTAGTTTATCTTCTTCGCGCCGCAGTGCCCTCATTTTTGCTAGAAGCATAGAGTTATTTTGCTGAGAGACATAGAAGTCTCTTTCTGTTTTACCTCCGTTTTTAACAAGACAGAACGAAGGACAAGAAAAGAATTTACCGTTTCTCATCTCTCCTGAAATTTCTTCATAGTATTGATCAACTAATGGAGCGGGTACGGTAAAAATGACCCGTTCATTTGTAGCATTTTTAAGCGCTTCGGCTATTACAATACTAGTACAGGACTTACCCGAACCTAGACCGTGAAAAATAAGCGTATTATTAAAATTTGTATTAGGTCCTAAAAGTTGACCCATAAACTTTTGTTGCGGCCCGAGAGACATGTCAGATGACTTACATATTTCATCATTCGATAAATTTATGTAATCTGCTTTGAACTCAAATGGAGAATCTTCTGGGAATGCTTCAGACGAATAATTAGACCTTATAAAATTTAACATTTTCTTGTGTGTGTAAACACTTGAATCATTTAATTCGGGAAACGGTTTATAATCACATGATATTTTATATTTTTCAATATCTTCAGGATTATCATAATAATATTGTAAACAAGATGTCATTATTATTATGAAATACAATATTTTAAATTACATTTTTACATTTTAAAAATTACATCCGCCCATAATTTGTATGAATACGGCGTAAATTGTAACAACTCCATATGCAAATGAAGCTGTAGATATGACGTTACCTCTAATAACTTCAGGTAGTAATAAAGAAAATAGAGAAACTAATAAAGTTGAAAATATTATGCCAAATCCCATTAACATGCTTACATTTAAGCATTTACTGTAATATAAGGCACCCGCCGTAGGCAACATAATAAGAAACGCTAGTGTTAATAATACAATAAATAAAGTTAATGGCGCGGAAATCTGGACATCGAAGGCTTCCCGTGCCGGATGCTCCGCGATGAAGGAGTCATCTGGAGGTGGCGGTTCTTCTGTGACAAACATTTATTATAAAGAAAGATTCTTTTTCTCAAAAAATTAAAAAGATTTATTCAATTTTCTTCATATCGAATCTTAAGATGAATTTATTGTGTAATTACTTTAATTTGCGCATTCCTCACCCGAAGAACATTCTGGTTTCCTCTTCGGGTCTAAACGCGGGTCATCCAAATCTTTGTTTAATAACAGGTTTCTTAACAGGTTTCTTAACAGGTTTCTTAGTATGTTTTTTCGCGGATTTCTTAGTTTGTCTTTTGATGTCGGAATGTAGTCTTTTTGCTGTTTTATAAACGTATTTACCTTTTTTATTCTTATACATAATACGAACTTTAAGTTTCTTAGCACGAAGTTGTAAATTTCTAAAAGCAGTTGCTTTCTTTATTAATTCAGGGCGCGAAAGATATACCCGGCGCTTTCCTCGTTTTTTAGTAATTTTAATTCCAACACTCTTGAGTTTAGTCATAATAGATTTATTTGATAAATTTTTAACTTTTTGTAATTTTTTAACTTTTGGTTTTTTCTTACCAAACATGGTTTGGTAGGGACCGTCGTACTCATCCGTAAAATTATACGCTCTCTTATAAGCAGTATACACTACCATAGAATATATGTAAGCTATATAAATCAAGTTCTGTACCCCTCCTAATTGGAAAACGTTTTTAATTTTATTTTTTTCAAGAAGTATAAACATACTTGCAACAAGTCTAGGATGTACGACCGCCTCCTCCGCACTTGAATGTACTTCACTCGGACGCATAGTGTCTAAAAGTTCTAAAACGGAACCGTATGTTACATCAGCTAATAGGTTTATTATACCCACTCGCCCCAACGATGTCCTCGCACCTAACATACCCACACGCATGGTGCGTATAATTTCTTGAATGTAGTAAGGGTGGAGCATATCACTTACTCTTCGCATAGACGATGGAGAGTCGGGCGCATCGACTTGGTCCCGTGTTGGGCTCTGCGCGGCACGCTCCTTCGTCCCAAAATTTGTTCTATTTCGTCTTTTGACTTTGGTACTGAGATTTTCTCTCTTGCCAAAATGATATACAGGATTTTTATATAACATTTTTTTTAAAACGGCGATTGGGGGTTCTAATTCTGGATTCATTTCCGCCAACGCATTGTTTATTTTCTCAGAAAGTTTTTGTTGAGCCGATTTTTTATCTTTTGTATTGTATACATGAATAGCATGGGCGATCTCTCCTGGAGTATCACCCAAAGAGGGTAAATTTTTAATAGCATTAGGGACCTCCTCATACGTCTTTATTATCTTTTCATGAAATAACCAATCTAATATAGCAGCATGTAAAAATATCGCAATTAGAAGATTTTGGCCTTTTGCGTTTACTATTTCACAGGTTTTTTTACACACCTCGACAATAGACTTTGCCATTGTTTCCACCACATCCGTTTTATTACTCCCGTAGGTTTCGATCGTATTGAAGATTGAATTTTTGAACTTTATTGCAGTTGATGAATTTTCTAGGATAGTCGAGTCACTGACAGACACTGACCCCAAATAGCTGAACGATACTTCATTTCCTGTCAATTCACTAAGATAATTTGCAATTTGTTCGTAATCCGGTACAAACATATAACTGCTGCGCACGGTGCCACGATCTTCGTATTTAATAAATTCCCCCTGGGATTTGAATTTGTTGCACAAGCTGTGAGAGTGTGCAAATTCATAAGCGTTAAGTTCGCTTTTGTTAGAGGTCGCTAAAAGATAAGAACCTGTTAAATAAGGTAATATATGTTCGCATTCTTTTTTAGCGTGGGATTTGGCACTAGGTTCTATTCTCAGGGTACATAACCAACAATTGTTACACCATGTATTTTTTTCCCACAAGTACTGATTGACTTTTGGAAAGTCGGGCCTCTTCGGGTCGCACGGCGGGGACTGACCAAGCCATATACCAGCATCTGCGCATTGTTGGATGTTGTCTTTTTTGAGTGAAAAGTTATCAATTATGTTTCCGTTCACGTCGTCTTTCATCAGTGATTTTAATTTTTCTATTATCTCTGCGCGCACGACCCCCGTGACATCAGTAAGAGCCTTATTCACATATAACTCCGCAACCCCCCCTTCGGCGGCCATATAATTCATCGATTCCTTAAAATAAGCTACCATAGCATTCCTGTCATCATTTTGAAATTTTTGGCCTCCCTTGAAGCTTTCGAATGCTTTTTTGTTAACGTCCGAAGTAATAAACGATCTAAGTGTTTTTATGTTAATTATATTACTATCCTGTATAAAATTTTTTTTAACTTGTGTTGCCATATTATAACATTTAATAAACATTTTAAAATGAAATGAAATGAAATTACATGTGCATCCATGCTAGGTAGTATCGCATCTGATCGGGTCTTTTAAGTTTATCAAATTTAAAAAAGATGTGAGAAGCGTCTGTCATGTGCGTGATTATGTACTTAAAGTTTATAAGATGAGAAGGATCATCGATGTAATATGGATTTTCAATAATTATAATTGTATCAAAGATTCTTTGTTTGTGTAGCAATTTAAATACACCAATGTATTTAGGCCCTTCGTAATTACGCAATCCTTCTGGATAAAAACCTAGATAAAAATACTCTTTTGTCGTATAACTCGATGATACACATAGCATATTGAGATAATCCCGATAGTAATGTTCGTCAAAAAACGGCGTAGTTTCATGAGAAATGTGCATAAGCCACGCATTGGCCCAACTTTCTGCATTCAGGTGTGTTAGTAGTTTAAGTTCTGGACTTCCGCCAAATTCTTCAAGAGAACTAATCAACGAGTCTTCCCCATTAAAAAGACAAGTATGTCTTTTAGGAACATCATGCTTAAGATAGGGTACAAATGCAGAAGCAACAAAAGAATTACACGAAGTAATCAATGACAACATCTTATAAATACTAATGTTTTATTTTTCTAAATCTTTTCTAAAATAGCAAGTACTTTATTTATCGTAGGAATACAAACACCCGTTTCTTTAGACACCATGGATTTACTGGGCGTTTTAATTTTTAAATCGTTTTTAATAACAAAGAAAAGAATTCCAGCTGTTGCAGATTTAGGTGTTACGGAGTCTAGTTTATCTCTGTAGAGTGTATAATACTTGTTACAGATCTCAACAGCCCTAAACGGTAAACCCAGTTTATTTATGTATTTTATAAAAGAATCGTTTTCGATTATGTCTATTTTTTCTTTTCCAAGAAATTTATACTTATTATTTCCTTCCATGATTTCATGAAATATTTTTTCACCTTTTAAAAATCCTTTTTGATTACCATCTGCAATATCTATAATAGATTGCCTGTCGATTGGTAAATTATTATATATACAACCATAATACAGACATGCTGCGATTAGACCATTTCTAACAGACGCCCGCGTTAATTTACCAGATTCCATGCAAATGTGCCACATATCTTTAACAATAGGCAGTACACAATCGTGAATTTTTAAATGTGTACAGTAATTTTTTAATTTTTCTGATATATTCCAAAAAGTTTTCTGTTTATGAGTAAATGTCTGTTGATAATGTAGTCTCATCATTAATGAGTTTTTATTTGCAAATCCAGGTACAGTACCACCCTTATCATATGGATTATCTGAAACAAATATATCAGCTCTCTGTGACATAATAGATGTAGAGCCATCATCCCCTTTGTAATTATTCCATTCGCAACATTCTGTCTTATTCGAATATACTACAATACCACACTCCAAACATATTTCATCTCCAAGTTTATGATCAACTTGTAAATATGAATGAGAGCATGTGGGTTTAATTGTTTCGCATTTAATATCGTTTAAACTTTCAAAATCGTTCCAAATACTTTCTAAAGATACCATCGATGTTGCGACTATCAATACAATCCATTATAACATAAATATCTTAATAAATGTAAAAAAACGTAATTTTGCGGCTTATTTTTGTATTAAATTTATAGTTTATATATTATTTAATATGAGTAAAGATATATATATACTTAAACGCCCTAGCGTCGAGATTATATTAAACAGAACTGAAGAAACATTTGTTGTAAATTTAATATCGGATAGTAAATATGATGAAGCTGGTTTTGAAGAATTTTTATCTTATTTTAAAAATACTTGGTCTGTTATAAAAGAAGAAAATAGTATATATATACTATCTGTTGTTTTAAGTTCTTCCGATAATAATGAATTACCTTTACATGCGTATATGAAATTATTAAAATGTATCGCAGATGTTAATAATACTCTCAACACCAACTGTCATTGTATATGCATTTTTACATCTGGGTCTAAAAAATGGCAAGATGCGTATACATTTATAACTAAATTATGGAATCCAACAGATCAAAGACCCATTTTGTTTACGGAAGACAAACAAGAACGAGAAGTATTTTTAAAAAGTAATAAATTAATTACAAAAAAATATACACCTTAATTTTTATTTAATTTATATGTATATAGCAAAATGAGGATTGTATCTTGGAACGTCAATGGTATTAGATCGCGTATTTTCAATGAACTTATTTCAAGCAAACTTAAAAAAGGTTGTATATTATCACCGGAAGATAATAGTGCAATTGCGTTGGTTCTAGCACATGATCCTGATATTATATGTTTACAAGAGACGCGCTGTTCTATAGATAATTCCGGTAAAATAAACATTCCTGGTTATAACGCGTATTTTAATGAATCTAAACTAGATGGAGCAAGAGCACCGAATAGATACTCAGGTACTTGTATTTTTTACAAAGACTGTATTTCCGCAACATTTGAAACACAATTTCCGGGTTATGAAGATCTTGAAGGTCGTATTATAATTATGAAAACAGACACCCTTACACTTATCAACGTTTATGCTCCGAATTCGGGAACAAATTACGAAAATAAAATTAAATTTAACCTGAGTTTGTACAATTTTTTAAAGGATACTCAGGGAAATGTTATTTTATGCGGTGATCTAAATGTAGCAAAAGAGACACATTTTGATCAAACTAAGTGCGAACCTGGTCCTGGAACTTATCCACATGAACTTAAGTTTATTGACGACATTTTACTTTTAGGTTACGAAGATGCTATAAAATGCGACACGATTTATACTTGGTGGGATCCCCGCCAAGTTAAAGAAAATGGGATGTCTCGAGCAAGAAATAGAAACAAAGGATGGAGACTTGATTATTTCTTTACTAAGAATATTAATCAAGTTTACAGTAAATGTTTAAAGTATATAGGGGAAAATAACGAAGGAATTCCTTTAGCTAGTGATCATGCGCCGATTATTTTAAGCCATGAAAGGGAGATCAGGGACCATTCTGCCGTAACCGGGAACCATTTGAGCGCCCCCGTGAAGACCGATAATAGTCGCGATGATCGCGATAGTTAAATTGGCAGTCCAGATAGCCCCACTGAACGAACTCTTTCCACAGGAATCTGTTCCGCAGCAACCGTCTTCATTGTGAGCGGAAATAAGCTCATTCATGCTACCAAAAATCATCCACGAAACTATTGCGATAACAATGGCGTATACGAGTTTCATCATATTTGTATTTATATTTACTAAATATTTTTTTTTAAAAATTAATAATTGAAAATATCATTTTCCCAAAAATTCCTTAGGGAATAATTTTTCACAGTTTTATATTCTTCATTTGTTTTATCTCGGATATTTGTTAGTTTTTCAATAGTGTCACTTGAAAAAGAATGAATTTTCATATTTGTAAGATATTCATAAGAATCTGAAATCTTTGGATATCCAGACTTTTCCAACTGAGAAACGATACATTTTAATGTTTGTTTGAATACAACTATTTTATCTTCTATTATGTCCGTTACGAATTTTATTTTAGCATTTAGTACAGTCAATTCATTATTAAGTTTACTACATATGTAATTTTGTCGTTTGATGTAATACTCATTTCTGATTCTCCAGAAATGGAATATTATTTCTTCGGGTGATTCCATTTTAACTATTTCATTTTTCTCATTGAACACGTACATATTATTTGCCGATAGATGAGAAATGAGTTTCAATTTTTTAGGAACTTCACAGTTTTGAGTCCATTCTACAACGTTTTCAAGAGGACACTTAATAGTTAAATTAATAGTTGTTTCCGTTGATTCGTTTGTATATCCAAATATAGTACCTTCAGTCTCTAACTTGTCAAGGTATGTTTTGTAATCGTCTGTCCATGTACCAATTGGAAGTTCTGTGACAGTTATTACATTTCCCTTAACAGTATATTTTCCCTGGGTTATCCATTTATTAGTATCGGTCTTTTTAATCGTTCCTGTAAACCCTTTGTACCACGGGGTCATTTCGGGAATATCTGCATCTTCATCAATTACGAGATCCATTAGCCTCTTTTTGATGTCTTCTGGATTAAAACAAGGTATGTCACAAGAAAATCCAGTTCCTATACCACAAGCACCATTGATAAGAATAAGAGGCAATGTAGGAACATAAAATACTGGTTCAATTGAGTCGCCATCTTCTTCTAGATAATTTAAAATCTTGTTATCATCTTCATTAAATAATTTTTTGAATTCATCTGAAAGATGTGTAAAGATGTACCTTGGACTAGAAGCGTCTTTTCCACCCAAGAGTCTAGTTCCAAATTGTCCAACTGGTTCTAATAGATTTATATTGTTTGAACCTACAAAGTTTTGTGCGAGAGAAATAATAGTATCCATTAGACTATTTTCACCGTGATGATAATTTGTCTTTTCTGAAACATATCCGGATAATTGAGAAACTTTGACTTCTGTATACAAATTTCTTTTAATACATGCATAAATAATTTTCCTTTGGGAAGGCTTCATACCGTCGATAAGATTTGGAATAGATCGGATGTTATCGCTTATTGAAAATAATACGAGTTCCTTGTCGATGAGATCTTTTACCGAAACATCTTTAGAATTGTAATCAATACTTTTTGGAAACTTAATGTTTTCTAAAATCCATTTTTTACGCGCATCAGCCTCTGTTTTTGTAAAAGCTAAAACTAATGATTTTGAATCTGTTTCGTTTTTAATTGTATAATTAAGTGTTTTCATAGACTTGAAATATTCCCTAGCTTCTTGTTGAGTACTTGTACCAAGACCCTTGTAGTATTTTACTTTGAAATTTGAGATATTATTTTTAGATTTCCAATCTTTGTAATCATTGAGATTATAAAAAGGAATTACTTGATTATTTTTTGTAAGCTTGATAACGGGTGTCACCAAGGAGCTTATGAAGTCTTCTTTGAGAAGTTCTGGCCAACCGTGACTGATGAAGTTAACCAGAAGACTTTTGATGTGAAACCCGTCTGTATCGGCATCAGTCATGATAAGAATCCTACCATATCTGAGTTCTGATACAGATTTGTATTTTTTACCAGATTGAAGGCCAATAATTTGTTTAATGTGGTTAATTTCAGTATTTCCAGCCATTTGTGAATAAGTCGCCGTTCGTGTATTAAGTATCTTACCCTTGAGAGGAAAAGCTCCATAGTAGTCTCTGCCGACAACTGAAAGTCCAGATACAGCGGTAGTCTTGGCTGAGTCTCCCTCTGTAAAGATAATAGTACACAACTTAGATTCTTTTGTTCCCGCCTTGTTTGCGTCATCAAGCTTCGGAATAATTACCCTGTTAGTTTTCTTTCCGTCTGTCTTCGAAATATTTTTCTTTTCCTTGGCTTCTGCGAGGGCTAGGATACTATCAAGAATACCTAGTTTAAGTACACTTTTTACGATGTCGTCTGTTAGATTGAATTTACTTCCAAAGTCGGAAATTTTAGTTATATGTTTTTCTTTGGTTTGTGATGAAAACACTGGATTTTCAATCTCACAATTTATAAATACAAACAGATTTTCCCTGATGTAATTTGGCTTGATAGTAATGTTTTTGTGTTTTTCTTGAATGATTTCTGTTAGTTTTTTAACAAGTGGCATCATAACATGTTCGACATGATTTCCGCCATCTGTTGTAGCAATTCCATTTACAAATGAAACGCATTTAAATTCATTGCTTGGACTGAAAGCAACTTTCCACCTATTTTGCTCGCAAACGATTCTTGGAACTGTCTTTTTGTCTCCTATGTACATGGAGATGTAATCAGAAAAATCTTTAATGTTCAATTTTTTACCATTCAATTGAACTGAAACGCGTTTTGGAGTAATGGCACATATGTCATATACTCTTTTGGTAAGAATACAGAGAGTATCGTGAGACATTTCTGAGATTCCAAAGCGGGCATAATCTGGCTTGAATGATATTTTAGTATAGTTGTCCTTTTTTGATTCGGTAATTACTGGCTTAGATTTCTTAGACATATTACATTCAAATTTCTGTGTATATTTTTTACCGGAGTTGCATGTTTCGATTATAAACTCGGTTGAGAATACATTTACGAGCTTTGCACCCAAACCATTAAGACCACCTGTAGTTCTTTTCTGTGAGTCGTCAAAATTAGTCGATGTAAGCAAGTTTCCAAAAATAAGTTCTGGAATGTAAATTTTGTATTCTGGGTGTATCTCAATTGGGATACCCGAGTCGTTATACACACTAATTTTTTCTTGTGAAATTTCTACTTTGATACATTTAACGTTTTCGTTTCTTTGTACTTCGTCTGAAGCATTAGTTATAATTTCGTCGAAAAGTTTATATATTCCCGGGTTAAAGTTACACATACTATAATTTAATTTTTCTTCTTCAATTTTCCACATTTCAGAGTTCACACATTTTATGTCACCGAGGTACATACCAGGGCGTGCTAAAATGTGTTCAATCTGTGTGTACTTCTTGAATTTTTCCGCCATTATTAAACTATCTGGTTTAGATATATTCTAATTTTTTAAACCGGATAATTTTTTGTAATTTTTGATGTACCACCCCCTTTAATTATCTACATTTTGTATCAGTTCTGCAATTTTTTCAGTTGAGAGAATTCCACTAAAATTTGTCATTTTTTTGTTGTATTTCACAATTGTATATGGGATTGTTTTAAAGTTATATTCTTCCATTACATCATCAAATTCGGTATTATCTAAATTCACATGATACGTCATGCTATCTGGTACCTGACTTAAAATTTTATCAAGTTCTTGACATGGAATACACCAGTCTGTTCCAAATTTAATAAATACACATTTATCTCCAAAGTTCATGCTGAGTATATTTTCCAAAAAGGAATTATTGATAATATTAACACCCATATATATATTAAGTTATTTATTTTATTTTTAAGTTAAATAATTTATATTATTAAATGTGATATACAATAAATGACATTTTTAGACTTTTACATTGTAGATATAACTATATTATTAATTATTTTTCTTACGATGGGAATAATTTACACCATTATTAATAACATTGACCCGGAAGAAGATGATATCGGAACATTTGCTAAAATATTTGTGTCATTTGTTATAGGAATCATTGTGAGTATTATGTATTCTTATATTACTTTAGAACAAGATGTATTATTAAAAGAAAATTTCTGGGACTAATTTAAATATTAAAATATAAAATTAAATATATAGATGTCGATTAGCTTAGCAAAGTTTAATCCAAAAAAAATAGAAGAACGCCGTACAAATGGTTCCGGGCCCGCTACATGTGTATTTATAGGAAAAAGAGGAACGGGAAAAAGTACTTTAGTCGCCGATGTTCTTTATCATCTTCGTAAAATAAATGCCGGAGTTGCTATATCAGCTACTGAAGATGGAAACGCCTTTTATTCAAGTTTTATACCCGATTTACTTATTCACTCCGAATATAAACCAGAAGTAGTTCAACAAGTAATTACACGGCAAAAAAAGAGTATAAATTCAACAGACACCAAAAAAGATAAAGACGTGTTTTTACTCTTAGATGATTGTATGTATGATAAACGTATGATTAGGGATACAAATATACGAGGTATTTTTATGAACGGTAGACATTGGCGAATAACATTTATGTTAACTATGCAGTATTGTATGGATTTACCACCTGATTTGCGTGCAAATATAGATTATGTATTTATTTTACGAGAAAACATTATTCAAAATCAAGAAAAACTTTATAAGAATTTTTTTGGTATTTTTCCGCAATTTAGCATCTTTCAGGATGTTTTAAATGCGTGTACTGAAGGTTATGATTGTCTCGTACTTGATAATACTTCAAAAAGTAATAATATCCAGGATTGTGTATATTGGTATCGTGCTAAGCCAAATAGAAAATTCAAAATAGGATCTAAAGAATTATGGGACTATTGCGAAAAAAAATACGATAAAAATAAAACAAAAGAATCAGTGGATGAAGACCCTAAAAAACTAAGAAAGAAAAATGCGATAAGCGTAACTGTCAAAAAATTAAAATAATTTAAAGGATATTAAGCAAATTTAAAGTAATATAATATTAAAGTATAGGTGTAATCGTTTATATGGATAAGATAAATAAATTAAAGTCTATACCCCAGTATGAACAACGATCTGAACAATGGTTTAAACAACGCGAAGGAAAACTAACAAGTTCAGACGCGGGTACTGTTTTGGGGATAAATCCTTATCAAAAACCACACGAAGTACTTTTTAAAAAATGCGGACATGACCCAAAACCGTTCGTGGGGAACGTTGCGACTTTGCATGGACAAAAATACGAAGACGAGGCAATTGAAAAATATTGTCAACTTACTGGGCAATATAATCACGACTTTGGTCTTATAGCGCATGAAGATGTTCATAATAATAACGAATACTATTGGCTTGCTGGATCTCCCGATGGTATTTCAATATCAAAATACAAAGAAAGTAAACCCATTCTACTCGAAGTTAAATGTCCTTACAAAAGACCTATTAAATTCGGATATATTCCTGAATATTATTATCCTCAAGTCCAATTGAATATGTTTATTTGTGACCTTGAAGTGGCTGATTTTATAGAATATAAACCGCCAGATATTATGAATATAGTTAGAGTTAAAATTGATCATGTTTGGTTAAATAAAAATCTACCAATTCTAGAAAAATTTTGGAAAGATGTAGAATATTACAGACAAAATGATATAAAATGCCATCCAAAATATAAACCCCCGAAGAAAATACTAGATTTGCGAGATAATACTGATGATACTGATGACGGCTATGTGTCTAAAGAAATTCTAATAAGAGATGTATGATTTTTACAGAAAATTTTTCAATTTAAAAACTTAAGATATACTAATGTAATTTAAATTCCAAATGGGAATTCGTGGATTAAACAATCTTATCAAAAAATATGCACCCGAAGCTATTTCTGAAAAAGAAATAAGTCTATACAAAGGTTCTAAAGTTGCTATAGATTGTAGCATACTGCTTTATAAATTTAAATATGCCTCTCGCACTTCAAATTCGCACATAATAGGTTTAACAAATAGAATTAAATACTACTTTATGAATGGAATCTTGCCGGTGTTTATATTTGACGGTACACCACCCGAAGCAAAAAAAAGTGTTTTAGTTAAAAGACACACAAATAAAGAAAAAATGTATGTTCGCATTGAATATCTAAGAAGTAAATTGCAAGACGCCGATGAAAATGAAAAAAAAAATATGTCCGATGAAATTGAAAAATTGCTTTCTCAATTAATAGTCATTAAGAAAAAAGACGTCGAAGAATGTAAAGAATTTCTTAATTTGTCTGGAATTCCTTATTGTAACGCACCGGAAGATGCTGAAAAGTATTGTGCTTTTTTACAGGCGAATGGGTTGGTTGATTATACAGTTACCGATGATACAGATGCTACTACATTTGGATGCAAAAAAATTCTAAAAACCAATATTTCTAGATACATCACCGAAATAGATACTGATGTAATTTTGTCTAAGTTTGATATGACAATGGAATCGTTTATAGATTTTTGTATTCTCTCCGGTTGTGACTATACTGAGCCTATTTCACAAGTAGGACCAGTTACATCTTTTAACCTCATTAAAAAACACAATAGTATTGAAGAAGTTCTTAAAATAATTAATAAACCCAGTGATAATTTTGATTACATTACTTCCCGAAAAATATTTACAGAATTTAACTACACTGTTCCAGATAAATTTTGTAAAGGTCAGTGTGATAAAGAAAAATTAATCGCATTTCTAAATGAAAAAGAAATTAAAGAAAATATAATTTTTAAATTTATTAAAATTGTAATTTAAAAAAAATTAATTAAATTTATTTTTTTTTCTTCGGTATATATTAAATATTAAAAATGGGAATGCTCGAACTTTTTTTCGGTAAGAAAAAGTGCAAAGGTCGCAAGGCCAAACGTGGTAAGGCACGCAAGCTTTCTTCGAGGGCGCGTGTCATGATTGGCGGCAAGAAGCGCAAGGTATACAAGGGCTGCAACGGCGGTCTTTACTACAAGCGCACCAAGGGCGGCAAGACCTACCGTGTCTACATTTCGCCAAAACTTCTTCGTAGAAAGTCGTCCAATCGCATGGGCGGCCAATCGCGTTTTGGCCGTCGCGGCCTCAAGAAGGGCAAGCGTCTTAAGATGACCAAGGCTGCTAAGCGTGCGCGTCTTTACGCCCGCAAGCGTCGCCGCTGCCTTAAGAAGGGTATGCGCCTCCGCAAGAATCGCTGCCGCCGCATGTAAATGCTAAATAAACTCTAATATATAATTATTAAAATAATACATTTACATTAGTTTAATAAATGATGTAAATGTATTGTTAATGTAAATTTAATTTTAATTTAAAACAATTCTTCAAATTTTATATTTTCTTGTTTGATGAATAAGATTTTTTCAATAAGTCTAATGCTCGTAGGATAAATTTTTTCATCATTTACTTTTTCTATAATTATTTTTCCTTCGGGAAATTTAACATTAATTTCTATTATACAATTGTTTTTATAATTATCGAGGTTTTTGATATTATCAATGTACTCTTTTCCACTATGATTATCATTATAAATCTTAGCAAATTTGGTCAGTTTTCTAAAGTTTGAAGACATCAAAATTAAATCATTTTTTTCTTCCATTACTTGTAGGTTAAATGTAATTTTTTCCGGCGGTTTCCATTTAAAAAATGAAAAATTGATACCGGTTAAAATAGGTATATTGTTGGGTATGATAAAAAGTTCTTCATCTTTTTCTAATTCTTTAAAATCGGCTATTTTATCGTAAAATTTTACCAATGTAATTTTACATTCCGAGTGAATTAAATTTGATAGCATAAAGCCTGCATCTGATATACGTTCTTCAAATGGGTGATAATTGACTTTGTTTCCAGAAATTAAAAACGAATCGTAGATTATGATATCATTTGTTTCATGTGAAAAAGAAACTTCAAATATGCTACCACAGTAATATTCGTCCAATGTTTCCAGTTTTATATCGTAAACACTCAGATCTTTAAAAATTAACACCGCCGTGTTGTTACCAGATACATCTTTAAACAAAAAAAGAACAGATCTTTTTGTACTAACAGTGTTTTTAATGTAATACAAATATCTAAAATTAAAAAGTTTAAACAGGTGTTTTTTTTCTATATTTATTGAGTTTTGCGCTGGAAAGTATAATTCATGCTTTCCCGTCCAATGATTATTCAATAAAAAAATAATTTGTTTCTTAAAGTTTTCATCTATAATCTCAGTTATCATAATATAACTTATTTAAGTAATAAATGTATTCCTTTAAATAAATTTAAAGATACTGTTGTTTTATAGTAATATTGCATGTCTTTTAATGGTAAAGAAACAGCTCTTATCAATTTTTTAATAGCATTTTATAAAAATAAAATAGACTTATTCAGTGACATAATTTATCAAAAAACACCTCTTTCACTCAGACTTCTAGACTGGTTAGTAACAAATTATTCTAAAAAATACAATATAGTATATCCTTTACAATCCAATTCAGAAACATTTTATTTCAATATATATCTTGATTATAAAAATCAATTAAAGGCTTATTCAAAAAAATTTTTTGATCCTTTTTGTAGGCAAAAAAGACTCGTTATAGACATTAATACTTTTAAATGGAAACCTTATACATCAAACGAAGACATTTCAAAAAAAGATATCGTCACAACCGTTGGTCAATTAAATTTTTTTAGGTGGTTTATAGAAAACAAAGTTATAGATTATGCTTTAAATAATATAGAATTGATAGATGTTGATATGATGACAACTATTAATGCGAAAAAAAAAGGAAAACGAACTGTATTGTCTCCAAGTGCTGTAAAAGGAATATATACTAATAATTATGATATCACAATTAGATTTAAACCATAAAATTTTATTATATTCAAACCCTAATAATATAATATAAAAGTATAATGTATATTACATTATGACGGATAAAAATCCTCTAAGAATCTGGTTTTTTTCTACGGGAAAAAACGTTAAAGATGTAAATAATCGCCCAGTAACTCATTATATGTTAGACGGTGGAAAATTAGACTTGACAGATAATTATGAATTGTTTCAGGAATTGTATGTCAAAAACATTAGATTTAAAAACTGTATAGTTGAAAAAAAGACGGATATTTTTAGATTTTTTATAGATTTTGATGTTCTTTCCAGTGATATTATAGATATAAATCCTTATGTAATATGTGTGCAGAATGTAATGGAAAATATTTATAAAAATTCTAATTTAAGATGTATAATAACAAAAGCGGATAATCCAAAAGAAGTTAGAAAAGCAGATAAAATTTTTATTAAACAAGGATATCATTTTAATTGGCCCGACATTTTGGTAGATAAAAAACTAGCTCTTAGAATTAGAGAAAATATATTGATTACAATTAATACTCTTTTTGGAAAACCAGAAATTTTTTTTGATAACTGGGATAAGATAATAGATAAATGTGTATATGATAAAAATGGTCTTAGACTCGTTGGATCTGATAAGTGTACATATTCTGATGGTATATATACTTATGAAAATCGCGTATATAATTATAATATGACATACATAGGTAATAAAAAATCGGATTCTTGCGATGAAATATACGCTGATTTACTAAGAGTTGTGCAAGACACTAGCATTAGATCTTCTGCGAAAGAAGTAACCGAATTTTATGACTTACCGGAATACGAAGAAACTTCTGAAGACGTTGAAATTAATAGTAATTTTAATTCATTAACAAGCGAAAATTTTGAAAAAATAAATATACTAAAATTTTTCAAAAATCACATTGAAGGATATCGCGTAGAAGACATCACTGGAGTAATGAAGTCAACTAAGTACCCGTTATATCTTATTAATACAAAATCTAAGTATTGTCAAAATAAATGCGGATATCATACAAATAATCATATTTATTTTAAATTAACTCCTACTGGAATTTGTCAGATGTGCATGTCAGAAAATGACGGGAAACCGGACGATGAAGGAAATGTTATCAATTGTAAAAAATTTGAAAGTAAACGTATTCCAGTAACTCAAGATCTTAAAACTTCTCTTAAATGGGGTATTAAAAAGGATGAAAGTATTTCTGATAGAAATGTTAATTTAGTGTCTATGATGATGGATAAAATAAGTGATAATTTATCTCATAAAAAAGATCTCGCTGGACCTGCTAAAAAACCCACTAAATCGAAAAAAAAGAAGTAAATATTATTAATACAATGCTCAATATTAATCCTAGAATAGTTTTTCCTAAAAATCCAGGTGTATCATCAATTATTAACATCGGTAAATTGTTTCCTAAAAACTGATAAAACTGTTCAGAATTAATTACAAGATATACAAGTGTAATAAACATAGACAACTTGATATTTTTATCTGTGTATAATTTTTGATACATAGATAATTTTATATTTTCAGTTTCGGTATTATTTTTTTCTGACTTCTCAAGTATTGACACGGTTTCTTCTTTATGCGAGGGGGTAATATTCTCTATAATGGGTTCTTTTTCCTCAGACATTAGATCTTTTACAGAACACTCGAACTCTGACATTTAATTAAAATATGTGTATTATTTTTAAATTGCAAATGAAAACGAAATTTACGATTTAATTTTAAAAAATAAAATAATTCTATATAATAAATAATGGGCATTAGTAACGTAGCCGTTAAAACTTTTGATTCTACCGGTTCACAATCTTTATGTAGAACTAATGAGTACAAGGGTGACGAAGAAGTAAAATCGTCGTTTATTTCTAAGTGTAATAAATTGTACATCTCTGGAACAGGAGAAACCGTGATCCCGGGAACTCTACGCTCTTTTCCAACTACCAAATCGACCGATGTATTCTATATCAATTCCGATACCGATTCAATATCGGATATGACTCTTAATGTTGAATTTAAACTTAAAAGACCGTCTGATACCACTGGGACATGGAACGCGAATGTTTCAAAAGATATTATACTTGGACTCATTGATAAAGTTGAAATTAAGGTTGGTAGTTTAACAGTACAATCATTAACTGCTGACGACATATACATTAGAAATTTAACTGAACTTGGTCAGGCGTTCACTTTCAGCGCTCCTTTTGAAAATGAACTGGAGCACACGGCGCTTTCGACCACAACTACTGAGATACATCCACCAATTGGTAACAGAAACGTATGGAAATACATAGCGGCTGGTGAGAATGATGTTATCGTAATTCAAGCTGCTTGCTCTATACCTTTTATAGGTAGAAGTAACGATATGTCTCGTTCTTTGCTACAGGCCGGATCCTTAACAAACGCAGTAACTGTAAAGGTTTATTATAACAATATCTATACCGATAATAGCACTAACAATGGATCATACTATCAGATTCTTTCGGCGGGTGATGGCAACAGCAGCACCGGTACTTCCGGAAATTTCTTAGACAAGACTTATTTCAAAAGTCATGTTAAAGTCAGAACCCATATTATTACCGAAACCGAAAAGAACTTTATATCAAAGAATGTAATTAATAAAGTTTTAAATACGTCGTCTAATGTTACAAAAGAAATACCCAAAACTAGTATTAACACACTCGAAGAGGGTGTAATTGAGGTAGAAGTAGATTTAGAAGATATTTCTCTTAATGTAAGTCATTTACTAATTGGTGTAAGACTACCACATGTAAAGGATCAAACACTAAACTTTAATCTGCCATCCTCCACCCCCAACGTGATAAATCTTGCCGAGGTTACTGGAAATAATGAACTTTCTACACCATTCACTGTTATTAATAGTCAAACTTTCAACGTGCCCGGGGGGAACGCCCCGAATCCACCTGGAAATCTTTTTGGTTATATGCCGAATGCCATAGAATCTATGGAACTTGTATTAGGAAGCGACAGAACTGGCTTTATAAAGGGTGCGTCAGCCAAAATTGGCACATGCGAAAATTTTACCCTTGTTAATAGCGATAAAAACTCAGCGCATTACATTGTTCCTTTAGCTGAAAAAGCATTTGATACATCTGGGGTTGCTTTCTCAAAGAATAATAATAAAAAATTACTTATTAATCTTAATAAATATATATTTAAGATCACTGATGTAACCCCTAATTCGTTGTCTAATAGTGGACTTACTACTAAAGCTATAATTTCAGTAACAGCGTGTGGTACTAAAGTTCAGTCCGTGGTTGGCGGATCCATGTCATTTATGTAAATTACAATTAAATTAATTAAAAAAATACAATAGATATATTAAATATTTAATGGGAATAGATAATGTATCTATTAAAACATTTGATTCTACCGGTTCTCAGTCTGTTTGTAGGGTAAATGATTATAACGGATCTAAACACGTTAGTTCGAGTCTACTTTCAAAATGTAAAAAAAGATACATTTCTGGTACTGGTGAAAATCTTATAAATGGTAATTTGAAGACATTTCCAAATAGTTCTGTTTATGATACCTTTAGTATCAATACAGATTCAAGCGGACTATCAGAACTTTCATTTTGTGTAGAATTTAGGTTTAAATCTCCGGTAGGTGTTAATGACAATTTTGACGTATTTGTATCAAATGATATAATTTTAGCCTTGGTACACAAAATAGAAATTTATTTTGGTCATATTACAATTCAGACACTAACTTCCGATGACATACACATCAGAAATTTAACGGAACTTGGAAAAGGGACTAATATATCTGGTCCAAATTTCCATTTAGAAGACAAACTTGACAATATTTATCATAGAAAATGTTCTTCGGGTGATGTTGTTTATATTCAAGCTTCATGTTCTATTCCATTTATTGGAAGAAATCTAGAGATGAACCATATATTGATACGCCAAGGGGCTTTGACAAATGAACTTAAAATTAAAGTACATTATAACGACTTAAATCCTTCTTTTGATCAGATGTCCGTCCAAATCTTGTCTGGGTCTAACGGAACTGTGAGTTATTTAGATTCTTCTTATTTTAGATCTTTTATTAAACCTGTAAATCATTCAATAACCGAAGTCGAAAAAAATTACATATCTGGTAATTTAGTCACGCATTTAGTTCATACATCTCAATTTTCTCAGCAGCTTATTAATAAAGTAACAGATGTAATAAATGTATCTGGAGATCTTTTTGAAGTGATCGTAGATCTAGAAGAAATTAGTATAAATGTAAGTCATATACTATTTTCGCTAAGATTACCACATGTTAATAATAGAATTATAAGTAAATCTTCTTCAACAAGTTCGAATCTTGGATATTCTCATAAAATACCCACATATACGACTAACGGATTTAGCGACATTACAGAGATTAAAAATCACACGACATCTTCTGTAGTATACGATACATTTGGGTACTTTTCAGATTTTATAGAATCTGCTGAATTAATTCTTGGACACGACAGAACTGGTTTTATAAAATCTAGTATGTTAATGATGGACAACAACGAAAATTTTGGACTTAAATGTATAAACTCAAATGATTTTTACATTTTTAAATTAGCTGAAAAAGCATTCGACACTGCCGGAGTTGATTTTTCAAAAATAAACAATAAGAAACTGTGTCTTAAGATTAAAAAGGATATATTCTTAACAAACGATCCAACTGATAATCATCCTATCGAAAATGCTTTAAACAGTAATAATGTTTCCCAAAATGCATACATCTCTGTTACAGTTTGTGGAACTCAGGTACAATCGATCGCAGGAGGTTCAGTTATTTTTAGTTAAATTAAAAGTATAACGAACTAATTTTAATTTTATTACGTATTAAATTTAAAATTATTTTCTTTTATATATTTAAATAAATACAATATGTCTGGAGCTGTAGCCGCTCATGCTGCTTATAACGGAAGTGGTACCCAGGGTCTCGCCGTTACCAACAAGATTCAGGATCAGGAAGGCGACGTAATGTCGGTCTTCTGGAACAAGAACGATACTACTCGCCAGCTACTTCATGGTGCCGCTTTCATTGATATTCCAACCAGTGGCAACGGCGGTACTACCACATACGGTGGTAACCAGATTTTCACCGTAAATAACGACATCGATGCCATTGGAGAACTTTTTCTACAGATTACCGCTACAAGCACGGTCCAAACGGAGAAGCGAAGTGACCTCGCGGGTCTTATTAAACGCATTGAGTTTCACGTAGGTACTCAGATTTGGCATACTCTCGAAAAGGAAGACATCGCCGCTCTAAATAGCACTGAAATGCCCGAGGGTGTGTACAGCGCGGCCGCGCGGTCGCTATACGGTTCTTATGCCGGCACTGGAAAAAAGAACCCTACAGCCGAGAGAAGCACTACCGCCGGCGCCCTCCCGGCGAACACGAGTATATCAGGTGTTCTTAGAATTCCCACTGTTTCGCGCAAAGTTTGTCCTTCGATGTCCAAGTTTACCAATGTTGTAGAAAATGCTTATTTAGTCGCTGCGGCCCCTCATCAGACAGTTAAAATCAAGGTTTACTTAGAAAAAGCCGACACCGCGAAGACCAACGTTTGGGGCGCCAACACCACCGCGCTCCCAACATTAGAACTTAAACTTTTCGGTCAGCACTTAATTATGTGCAACGAAGAGCGCGAACAGATGAAGGCAATGTCGATGGGTCTACCAAAGAGACTTAAGATGTCTCAGAATGTTACTCAGACTGTCTCCGGCTCCAGCACCGACCCGGTAACAATTGACTTAGATCACTTTTCTCTATACGCGTCTCATTTAGTTATTACCGCCTTCGGAGCCGCCTCCGACGGCTTTACTCTCACAGACGCCATTACCGACGTTGAATTAAAGTTAAATTCGTCTTCTTTCGCGGGTACTCTATCGGCCCCTCTTCTTCAGGGTCCAATGTCTGACATGTTAGGCCTTCACTTTAATGCCCATACTTCGGTGGGCACAAACAGCTACGAATTACTAGAGGGTAATTATTCCACATACGTTTTCCCACTTGCTTCGCGGGCTTATTCGGGCTCTGGTGTACCATTGAACCGCTTCGATAACATTCGTTTGACTGTAACTCCGACTTCTAATGTTTCTAAGATTGTTGTAACATGCGTAGGTGAAACTACCGCGCTTTACAAGAATGGTGCTGCTTCGCTTGCTATGTATTAAATTTAAAATGAAATGAAATGAATGATATTCTAAGAACTAATTTTAATTTTATTACGTATTAAATTTAAAATTATTTTCTTTTATATATTTAAATAAATACAATATGTCTGGAGCTGTAGCCGCTCATGCTGCTTATAACGGAAGTGGTACTCAGGGTCTCGCCGTTACTAACAAGATTCAGGATCAGGAAGGCGACGTAATGTCGGTCTTCTGGAACAAGAATGACACTACTCGCCAGCTACTTCACGGTTCTACTATTCTAGAGGTCCCAGCCAGTGGTGGTTCGGGAAATGTATCGAACTGGAAAAGCACTCAGATTTTTGACATCAATAATGACATAGATTGCCTCGGAGATATGTATCTTGAAATTTCTCTTGACGGTTCGAAGATCACTCCAGACAATACAAAGAAGTTTGAGTTTAAACCTCAGACTATTGCCTCTTTCATTCAGCGTGTTGAATTTCAGGTAGGTACTCAGATCTGGCAAACTCTTGAAAATCAGGACATTATGGCCCTTGCTGCCACTGAAATGTCTGAAGGTGTATACAACGAATTTTGTAATCAGGTTTCTGGTAGATTTTTAATGGATGGTACTAATCTTCTCACTAATTACGCCGACGGTTATTTTACGGATGCAAAAGTTTATACGGGTGGCCTCACACAGTACCACGACAGGGTTGCTTACGTTCCGCTCAAGATGTTCACAAAGAGCGTTATCCCAGAACTACAGCACTATAGCGAAAAGGTCGAAGGTGGTTACCTAATGGCCGCCGCCCCAAATCAACAGGTTAAAATCAAGGTTTTTATATCTGATCAACCGTCATATGGCAGCGCCGACAACATATTAACTGACAGCAATTTGGATATCAATATACGTCTATACGCTAAGAATATTGTTATGTGCAACGAGGAACGCGAGCAGATGAAGGCGATGCCCCTGGGCATTCCTAAGCGTATAAAAACTACGCAAAACACCCTCGAGAATGTCTCGTCAAAGAAAGGTGTTCAAGTTATAGACATTGATCACTTTTCGCTTTATACTTCGCATTTGCTAATCACTTTCCCAAAGAGTTTGTACAAGGAGATCGCTGGTGTAGAACTCCTTCTTAACTCGAGCTCTTTCTCGGGCGAGCTTCCAATATCTCTTCTCGAGATTATTAGTTCGTCTATGAATCTTTACAATAATAACTTTATCGTTGCGGGGACCGACGCCGATAAATACGATACCGTTGTTTTCCCACTTGCTTCGCGGGCTTATTCGGGCTCTGGTGTACCATTGAACCGCTTCGATAACATCCGTCTTAAGATTAAGCACACTGGCGGCTCAGGTGACTTTAATATTACATGCGTAGGTGAAACTACCGCTCTTTACAAGAACGGCGCTGCTTCGCTTGCTATGTATTAAATTTAAAATGAAATGAAATGAAATGAATGATATTCTAAGAACTAATTTTAATTTTATTACGTATTAAATTTAAAATTATTTTCTTTTATATATTTAAATAAATACAATATGTCTGGAGCTGTAGCCGCTCATGCTGCTTATAACGGAAGTGGTACCCAGGGTCTCGCCGTTACCAACAAGATTCAGGATCAGGAAGGCGACGTAATGTCGGTCTTCTGGAACAAGAACGATACTACTCGCCAGCTACTTCATGGTTCTACTCTCTTAGAAGTTCCAGCCAGTGGTAACAATGGCAATACAAATTTCGGCGGTACTAAAATTTTCACTATTAACAATGACATCGATTGCCTCGGTGAAATGTACATTCACGCTAAACTCGAAGTAAAATTAAGTGAGTTTATAGGTGTTTTTGAGGAATCGAGTATTTTCGCTGCGGGCGCGGACGCGACCGTCAACGCCGCGGCGACAAACACACTTAAATTAAGACCGGGTGCTCTAGATAATATCATTGACCGTATTGAATTTCAAGTAGGTACTCAGATTTGGCAAACCCTAGAAAGAGACGATGTTAGAGTGTTATACAATACCGAGTTATCGGAGGCCGCTTTTCAAGCCAAGGCGCGCCGTGCCGCGCCGAGCATTCCAGCAAACAAATCCGACCCCACAGAAGTAGATTTTACTTTTATAATTCCATCGCTAACCAAAACACTTGCGCCTCAATTAGAAAATTTTTCCAATAACAGTGAATCTGGTTATCCTCTTGCTGCTGCCCCCCCATCAGTCTATTAAGATTAAGCTTTATTTTGCTAGTCAGCCCAAAACAACTAAGATATCCACCGCTGATGCCGCGGCCAACGGCAACCTTGCTGCGGGTGATCACATATTCACATTCCCCGATAATGACTACATTTCAAGCATAAAGTTAACGACAGATGATGACGTCACGATGGGAGCCGACGTTACGGAAGTAGCATTCGAGCAGAAAGTACCAATTACAATTAAAACTGTTAAGATGTACGCAAAGCATTTAATTATGTGCAACGAAGAACGTGAACAGATGAAGGCTATGCCCATGGGTCTACCTAAGCGCCTCAAGATGACCCAAAACTCTATTGTTACTGACGTTAAGAATTTAACCCAGAAGTCGATTGACCTCGATCACTTTTCTCTATACGCGTCTCATTTGATTATTTCGGGCAACCTTGGCGATGAATGTATTAAGAGCGCTGAACTTAAACTTAATTCGTCTTCTTTCTCGGGAGTACTTCCTGGTCAGCTTTTAGACTATGCCTCGGCTCAATCTCTCGGTCTATATGTTAATCGTAACATCACTGCTACCATCACCGACACCTCCAACGATCCTCCCGACAGCGCCACCCCACCCACTGAAGATCAGAAAGGGTTTGGTATTCTAATTTTCCCTCTAGCAAGCTCCGCGTATTCTGGCTCGTCTGTACCATTCAACAGATTTGACAGCATTCGCCTATTGTTAACTTTCACAGCTGCCCCCACCGCCGACGAGTCGTATATTAACATTACTTGCGTCGGTGAAACTACTGCTCTTTTCAAGGGTGGCGCTGCTTCGCTTGCTATGTACTAAAAACGATGTGTAAACATTGTGTAAATATTGTGTAAATGAAAATGTAAATGTAGTTAATTAATATAAATAAATATGTTTTACTTATATTAATTAATTATGGG